ATTGAGGTTATGGAACCTGAAGCAGAAGTGGTTGTAGAAGAAGCACCTAAGCCAAAAGCTGTAAAAGCTCCTACAAAGAAAAAAACAGTTGCAAAGAAAACAACAACAGTAAAAAAAACTAATGCCACTAAAAAAGGGAAAAAGTAAAAAAACTATTTCTGCTAATATTAGTGAATTAGTTAGAAGTAAGGCTAGTCCAACTAGAAACAAAGCTATAAAAAGTTTGGCTAAAAAGCTTGATGTTCCTTACAATAGAGCCAAACAAATACAAGCTCAGGCTATTGCTCTGAGTCAAGCAAAAAAATAGGAGTAAACAATGAAAGCGAAAACTTCCCTTAAAATAAAAGGTCAAGGAAGCATTCCATTGTCTCAGCCAAAAAAGGTCAAGGTTGAAGCATTCAAACCGGGCAGTGGTAAAGGCAAAAGCAGAGGCAAAGGAGCTGCTTTAAGAGGCAATAATTTCAGTGGAGTGTATTAATCTATGGACAAGTATGATTTTATTCATGCTCTGAGAAAAGATTTAAAAAGTAGAGAGGAGCAAGTACACGATATTGTCATGTCAGGTGGAGTAAAAGACATGGAAAATTATCAATTTTTAATGGGAGAAATCTCAGCAATATCCTATATTCATGATAAGATAAAAGAACACTTACATGACGAAGGAGATATTGTCGATGACTAAAGTAATTAAAAAAGATAAAAAAGAAGATACAATAAGTTTAGATGAGGCTTTTGTAAAAGAAGATGACAGGGTTTTAGACCCATCATTGATTGACAAAAGTATTGTCGAAAGAATGCCTCAACCAACTGGTTGGCGTATTTTGGTTTTACCTTATAGAGGTAAAGGTGTTACCGAAGGTGGCATTTTGCTGACAAAGGAAACCATAGAAAAGGAAACCTTAGCGACTGTAGTTGCTTATGTAGTAGCCATGGGTCCTGAATGTTACCAAGATGAAAGAAGGTTTAAAGATAAAAAACCTTGGTGCAAAAAGGGTCAATGGGTTCTTATAGGCAGATATGCAGGCTCTAGGTTTAAATTGGCGGATGATAGCGAAGTCAGAATCATTAATGATGATGAAGTCATTGCTACCATTCTTAACCCTGATGACATCGTTTCAGCATAGGAGATCATATGATTGAAGAAACAAACGAAGAATTTCAGGTTCAACTTGACGATCATGAGGAAGCTACAGAATCTGTAGAAATTCCTCAAGAGAATCAAGAGGCATCAAACGACTCAGGCGGAGATGATGAACTTGATAAATACACCCGTGGTGTAAGCAAAAGAATAAACAAGTTAAACGAAAGAATTCGTTTGGCTGAAGAAAGAGCTGCACAAGCGGAAAGCAAATATTATTCACTAGCTAGTGAATACAACACAGTAAAAACCAAAGCATCAGCATTGGATAAAAGTTACACGAATGAATATGAAAATCGTGTAAAGTCTCAAAGGCAACAAGCAGAAGACTTGTATAAAAAAGCTAGAGAGACCAACGATGCTGAACTTGAGCTTAAAAGTGTTGAATTATTGAACAAAGTATCCCTTGAAGAAGAAAGGGTGAGATTGGCAAAAATGCAACAAGAACAACAAAACTTTCAAGCGGATTATTCTGTGCAACAACCAACACAACAAAGTGTTCCAAACAACCAAACTTCAGTGTATGATAAACCCAAGCCTGACTCGAAAGCGTTAGCTTGGGCAGAGAAGAACGATTGGTTCCAAAAAGACAGAGTAAAAACTTACACTGCTATGGGAATTCATGAAGACCTCGAAGCTGAAGGTTACGATGGCTCTAGTGAAGAGTATTACGAAGAGTTAGACAACAGATTAAGAAAAGTTTACCCTGAATTGGGTCAACTAAACGACAGCAAAGGAGCCAACTCATCTGTGCAGAGAGTAGCTTCAGCTTCTACTGGAAGCCGTCAAAAAGCACAAGGGAAGAGAAGCGGAATTAGAATCAATTCTAACCATGCTTCTGTTAAAAGCAACTTAAAGCCTTATGGCATGAGTAACGAAGAGTGGCTCAAGCGTGTAGGCAAAGAGATGATGAAAATAGAAGGAGCAAAATAATGGATTTAGATGCGATTGATAATGTAACCCGTACATCTCGTGATGAAGAGCAACACGATAAAAAAGCTAGAAGAAAGCCTTGGCAACCTGCAAGGATGTTAGAGACTCCACCCGCACCCGAAGGTTATCAATACCGTTGGATTAGGGCAGAGTATGTAGGAGTAGAGGACAGAAACAATGTTTCTGCCCGTATGAGAGAAGGATGGGAATTTGTCCGACAAGACGAAATGCCTGATTTCCCTTTACCTACAATCGAACATGGAAGACATGCAGGTGTCATAAGCGTAGGTGGTTTGATATTGGCAAAAATACCAACAGAAACTGTCCAAGAACGAAACGAGCATTACAAGAACAGAAATGTTCAACAGAACCAAGCTCTTGATAATACAATGTTCAGTGAAGTTCAGGGCAACAACAAGTATGTGAAGTATTCTTCCGATAGAAAATCGAATGTATCATTTGGAAAAAAAAGGTAGGTAAATAATGGCGAATAAAGACGCTTCATTTGGTCTGAAACCTGTAAGAATGATGGGTGGCTCACCCTATTCAGGCGGACAAAGCCGCTATCGAATAGCAGCAAACTACGGAACTTCAATCTTTCAAGGCGACATCGTGAAACAAGTCACAGGTGGAACCGTTGAAAGAGCTGCCGCAGGCAGTGCCGTTCCCGTAGTTGGCGTATTCAATGGCTGTATGTACACAGACCCAACATCATCCGAGCAGATATTTAGCAACTATTATCCAGCAAGCACCAATGCTTCAGATATAATTGCTTTTATCATTGACGACCCTGAAACAGTATTTGAGGTTCAGGCAGACGACACTTTCCCAGTGGCTGATCTGTTTGGAAACTTTGATATTGTTGACACTAACTCAGGAAGCACCTATACAGGTATTTCAGGAGTAGAACTAGATGTCACAACAGGTGCGACAACAACAACTCTTCCTTTGAAGGCTATTGACATTTCTCAAGACCCTGACAATGAAGATGTAGCGAGTGCTAATACAAATGTATTATGCGTAATTCAAAATCATATCTGTGGTGTTAAATCCGCAGGTCTAGCATAAGGTAGGTGACAAATGGCTATAAGTAGATCGCAACTTGCGAAAGAACTAGAACCGGGTCTTAATGCTCTATTTGGACTAGAATATGACGAATACAACAGCGAATACGAAGAACTGTATTCTATAGAAGACTCTGAAAGAGCTTTTGAAGAAGAAGTGTTAGTTGTTGGATTTGGTGCTGCTCCTGTCAAGGAAGAGGGTGCAGGCGTTAACTTTGATAATGCTTCAGAAGGCTATACTGCAAGATATACACACGAAACTGTGGCTCTTGCTTTTGCATTAACTGAAGAAGCTATTGAAGATAACTTGTATGACCAATTGGGTAGAAGGTATACAAAAGCCTTGGCTCGATCCATGCAACACACTAAAGAAGTAAAAGGTGCAAATGTTTTAAACAATGCATTTAATAGCGATTATGCTATTGGCGATGGTCAACCATTGATCTCAACTGCTCATCCGCTTGCGGGTGGTGGTACTGCTGCTAACAGAGCAACAACAATGGCTGATCTTAACGAAACTTCTTTAGAAGATAACATAATTGATATCTCAACTTTTGTTGATGACAGAAATCTAACTATTGCAGTTAGACCTGATAAATTGATTGTTCCACCACAATTAGTATTTGTGGCTGATAGACTGCTCAACACACCGGGCAGAGTCGGAACAGCCGATAACGACATCAACTCAATTAGAAATCAATCTTCTGTACCTAACGGTTTCTCAGTAAACCATTATCTGAACGATCCTGATGCATATTTCATTATGACATCTGTGAACTCTGATGGTGAAGGTTTAAAAATGTTCCAAAGAACTGGAATGGAAACCACTATGGAACCTGAATTCTCAACAGGTAACATTAGATACAGAGCTAGAGAAAGATACTCATTTGGTGTCTCTAACTGGCGTGGTGTCTTCGGATCACAAGGAGCTTAAGTTTCTTAAGAACCGTAAAGGGAGCTTCGGCTCCCTTTTTTTGTGTTAAAATTTTGTGATGAGATATTACCTAGAATTATTAATCAAAGCCAAAGGCTTATTGGAAACTGTTGGTCATGTATTTTTAAAAGACTCAAGCAAAAATGATGACAACAAAGAAATATACACTCACATCTACGAAGCCTTCAAACACTTAGAAGAAGCCATAAAAAAACTAACCAAGTAAATCTTGAGACCTTGGTTGATAAAGAGTATAGTTATCTAAACCGAGGTAACTCGTTGCCCCAACTGACTCGGCAGACTTACTCCAAGATGGTGCAACATATTTAGTTAGGAGCAAATTATGGCTAAATCAACTTTTTCAGGTCCAGTCAAATCATTGGCAGGATTTATTTCAGCAGGTTCAAATGCAGTTGTTAGTTTAACAGCAGATACAACCTTAACAGTAGACGATCACGCAGGAAAAATCTTGTTGTGTAATGATGCAGACGGTAAATTTACTTTGCCTTCAATTGTCACAACAACACCTAGTGATCCTACAGACCCAAATCAAGCAAATAATCTAGGAGCATCCTTCACATTTGTAGTCGTAACAGCAGCTACTGATCTTGACATCTTAACTGATGGCACAGATAAGTTTGTTGGTGGATTGTATACAGGCGTAGATGACGCAACAGGTAAAACTTTTATCTCAGGTGCTTCTAACGATGTTATTACTTTAAACGGAACAACCAAAGGTGGATTAGCAGGAAGCGTTATTAAAGTGCATGCTATTGCAAGTGCTAAATATGCTGTTGAAGGAATCACTTTAGGCTCAGGTACTTTAGTAACTCCATTTGCTGACGCATAATTAGGAGCTTAGTATGTCTATGCGAATAACAGGCTCAGATGTAAAAACGGCAACTACAACATCTAGTGCAACTGGCGGTGCTTCTTTGATCTCAGGAAGATCAAGGTTAAGAGGCTACATAATCGCAGGTGGTACATCCGATGGAACCGTTACATTTAAAGATGGTTCGGTAACAGGCTCAACTTTACTTATTGCACCTTGCAATGCTAACGATACAGAAACTTTAAACATACCTGATTCAGGCGTTTTGTTTAACGATGGCATTCATGTTGTATTAAGTAATATTGACAGGGTTACTATTTTTCACTCTTAAATCATGGCAAGGGAAGTATCTTCTATATCAAGAGTAGGTACTTCCGAGCCTTTTGAATTACAAGTTTCAAGGGGTCAAGTTGCTTACCATGAAACACAGTACAAGTTTGGTTTTAATGCAGACATAGACGATTCTCTTGAAACCATATGGTCAGAGGGCGGTCTTTACTCTTATTTAACATCCGCAACCGTTTTAAAAATATCTAGTGCAAGCACAGATGATGCTTCGGCAGGAACAGGTGCAAGAACTATAACCATTTCAGGTTTAGACGGTGATTATAATGAAATAAGTGAAACAGTTACACTTAATGGTCAAACAGCAGTCAATACAACAAATTCTTACTTAAGAGTATTTAGAATGATTATAAACACCGCAGGGAGTGGTGGACAAAATGCAGGCAAAATATATGCAGGCACAGGCACGGTAACTTCAGGCGTACCTGCTAATAAATATGGAGTTATTGATGTTGGTGACAATCAAACATTAATGGCTTTATGGACTGTGCCGAAAGGTTACACAGCTTATTTGCATCAATTAGATATATCGTTAAACACTGAAGTTGCAAACAAGTTTGGCACAGCACATTTCGTTGCTAGACCTGAAGGTGGTGTATTTAATGTAAAAGATAAATTTGTTTTATCGCAATATGTAATAAATCAAGAGTTTACTTATCCGTTAAAATATGAAGAAAAAACTGATTTAGAGGTAAGAGCCATTGCAAGCTCAAGCAATGCCAATCTTGCTGTTTCAGCAGGCTTAGACATTATATATATACAAAATAGACCTTATCCTGAATAATGGCAGAGCGAAAAAAAGCCAAAAGCATACCCAAAACCACAAAAGGTAAGGGAGCTAATTATCGCCCTACTAAAAAGGGTGCAGGCATGACAGCAAAAGGTGTAAAAGCTTATCGTAAAGCTAACCCCGGTTCAAAGTTGCAAACAGCAGTAACTGGTAAAGTTAAAAAAGGAAGTAAAGCTGCTAAAAGGCGTAAGTCTTATTGTGCTAGATCACTTGGACAACTTAAACGCAGTTCAGCAAAAACTAGGAACGATCCTAACTCAAGAATACGCCAAGCAAGGCGAAGATGGAAATGTTAAATGGCTATACCTAAAAATGTAAAAAATCCAAGTCTTTATAGCAAAGCTAAGTCTAAAGCGAAGGCAAAGTTTGATGTTTATCCATCAGCTTATGCAAATGCGTACATGGTCAAGGAATATAAAAAAATGGGTGGTCAATACAAGGCAAATGGTGGCACGGTTAAAAAGGGTGCAAGTGTTAAAAGTTTTATAGCTCGTGGTTG